ATTTGGAATGCTATGTGAAGCATCAGAATCTTGCGTCGGTGAACCATTAACATTTTTGGGTAGAATATACCCTGACATATGGACATCACCAGCATCCATGGCAGATACGAAGCGCCAAGTCGGCAAGCTACATCTGACCGGGTCTCCTAAAATAGTACCAGATTTTCTCGTATTATTTAGGAAAGCGCAAGGTTTACGATGCACTGACGAGAACACACCATTTTTAACAGCTTGGTGTGACTCTGTCATGCGAATCGTTAGGACCCAGCATTGCGCTGAACCAGAAAACCACAAATATTGGCATCTTACGAAGGCAGACATTGCTTATTGGAGTAAGTATGAAACCCCGTTCGAAGTCTTTTCAGACATTGAACATGCACGAGGCATAGTAGCGGAACAGTTTGGAATAACAGTCGCAGAACTCGTGGATTATGAAAGGAGGGTTAGTGATGCCAAAACTTTACAAGATTTGTACTTTACTGATGTCATTAGAATACCCGGTAAAGTTGCATTGAAAGCTGTGGTTGCTGGGGAAGTTCAACATCCGGTACAAACACGTGATGTGCAAGCTGAGATATTGAAAGCACAAGATTTGAAACTATCATTATGTCGATATGCTCGACGCGGTGAGAAATGTCCTTACGACCATTGTAAGTTTGTACATACCATCGCTAAAGTTGAGACAGTAGAAAAGCCAAAGCCTAAAACCAAGAACAAAGTTGTCAAACCACCTGTCAAAGCACAAGTGAAAACACCACCACACACCGGTAAACAGAGACTGCAAACACCTAGTAAGAACGTTGTCCCGGTGTCGAAACAGCAACTGAAAGTGAACAATCCTAGAATGGACGTTGCTGCAACGAAAACAACTTTGAACGAGCGTTTTAAAACGCTAGCTTCGACAAAAACTAGTGATAACAAGAGTCAACAAGTCCAACAGTCGACGTTGACCACGGTGGATACGTCCACCAGCGCAAACTAGGCCACCACGCCTACCCGTGGTGCTAACGTAAAAAGTAATTATTAGAATGCCAAACATGAATACAGCAAGAACACTGGCTTCAGTGGAACAGGCTTTAACGAAGATGTCGCTCCATTCAGCGGAATCCAGGTTTCCTGGGTATCTAGCTTGTAGATATGCACCATTTGAGAACTCAGGTTCCAATGGAGTGCCCGATGGTAATGGGAGGAACACCACTTTACGAGATTATTATTCTGCATTCGACATAGTCACAGATTCTTCTGGATGTGACATTGTCGTTGTGCCTTGGATACCAATCCAAACTTTGATAACATCAGGTAGAGTGGGTGGTAAGGTAACAGTAAATGGAACCACGTTTACACGACCATCTAACACAGCGGTTGGATTACCGATATATGGAGCGCACACTTCAAACACTCTTTCGAGATTGGGAAACGATCCCGAACAGAGGGCGACGAATGATGTTCACCACATTTCTAGTGGCAGAATTATCACAGTAGGATTTAGGTTGATATACACAGGCAAAGCATCATCATGTGAGGGAACGCTCACAGCGGATTTGTTTGCCACCAAAGTTGATTTGGTGGAGACGTCGCACGTCAAAGTGGTTAGATTTCTATACGACGGAACTGCTGCTCCTGTTGGTTATGCAGCAGATAACGCTCGTGTGGCTAGCATTGAATTAGACGTTGCTTCGTCCAATTTATCACCTACATCAGTAGTCACCAGACCTGAACATGGTTTACAGGGAGTGCTTAGCAGGAGAACTTCTGCTAAAAATAACACATTTAAACCCTACCATGAGTTAGGTATAATACCAGTCTATGACGATCGGGAGAAGGTCGATACAGATCATATAGCTATCACAGCATCCCCGTCATACACTGCTCCTTATTGTACAGGTGTCTCAACATGCCCGACCGTGTCCTTATTCGACGACGATTTCAACGTTGCTAGAATAAGAATTAGAACCGGCGAGGCCAATTCCTACAGACTAGAAGTGATGACTTGTGTTCAATTTGAACAAGGTCCATCATTCCCGTTAATATCGTTGACTAAGGGACCCACGCCACGCAACGATGCCCTACTGACTAGGGACGATCAATTGAATGGGACCTTAATGGCCGCAGCCCCCTTGGGACAGCCGTCATTTCATATGGGTAAAGTTCAGGCTTTGCCCCAGCGCGTTCGGCGGACTAGAAACATCGCCGCCAGACCAGTCGCCCCACCAAATTCACCCACTCGAAACAGCAACCGTAAACGACGTCAAAGACGCAAGCGCAAGCAACAGAAATCTTAGCTTGCCCGTCAACTCGTTCGTGTTGCCAACGCCTACAGGTGTCGCATCAGCAGTAATAGCTCGTGTGCTTAGCGGTGAAGGAAACGGTGTTGAAACCGCCGATTTCCAGCCCGGAATGACCGTCAATCAACAGATTGAGCAAGTGTCAAGAGAGGACCCAGTATACGGGTCCATCGTGAACAGCATGAATAATGGAAATGCTGCCAGAGCACTATATGCTGGTCGTGACCCTTACACCACATATGCAGCCTTGAAGTTTGCTGATTGGATCGCCTCATTATTTCGATCACGTCCTAAACCGACAGCGATGGAAAGTGGACCATCTAATCAACAAAATGTTGGTCGAACAGCACAAGATTTCTTGGGTTCAAGCAAAAGCTTACCTAAAGATAAACCAAATGTTCCGACCGGAAGAATGCAATAATGGCTTTAACGTTAGCTAACACCACATTCGGTAAGAGTGCGCATCATTGTGCGCACCACCTTAGAGAACAATCCCC